AATATGGCACGGAGAACTATACAAAGTCCAGGTGTGGAAATCAATGAAGTTGATTTGTCCTTGCGTCCTGCAGATAAAATTGGGACAAATATCTTTATTACAGGTTTCGCACCGGAAGGACCTAATGATGAAATTGTACAAGTATCTAGTTTATCTGAATTTACTCAGATTTACGGTCAACCAACTAACCCAGCTGAACGATACTTTTACCACACGGTGGCTCAATCTTTTAATAGTAGAGCAAATATTTTAGTAAACAGATTACCTTACGGTTCAAATCTAGGTGAAGGTTTTACTAACAAATATTTTGCAACTGTTTACCCGGTAATACCTATTAATAAGACAGCTTATGATAGAGTGGAAGCTGGTACTGAAGTGGGTTTGCTTTCTGCAAATATTCAGTTCTATGAAAACCCAGCAGGGTCTTCACAATTTTCACCAGCATCAGCTGGTGATAATGTAATTTACTTCATAGGTAAACCAACATTCATTACCCTTTCACAAGAACAATATATCGGTATTATTGACGATTCAGCGATTAATTGGAGTGATACACCAGCTGTTGCGGGTACATTTACAGTTGATAATACCCAGACATCAACAGCCGGCCAGTTACAGTCATTAAACGGAGCTGGTATTATTGTTCTTAATACAGCTAAAACAACAATTAACCAAAAGTTTGAAGGTTATTATACATCTATTGTTGATAATACAAACTTATATGCATCTACAAACTATGATGATATTGTAAGATTTACGTTATCTAAGAATGAAACAGATACAGTACAACAATATAGTTCATTAACTGATATTCCTCAGAGTAGATTAAACTTTAAATTATCAGCAGATTATAATTCAGAAGCAGTTCCTGCTAATATTTCTCAGACCCAGGAACGTATTGTTACTTTTGAAATTAATAAAAACCAGTTTGATGATACTTTGGTATTTGGTTTATACAAATTACGTCAATCGGTCTTTTCACCTGAAGTAACTAAACTTGATTATGTGTTAGAAGAAGGTTATTTTGGTAGTATTGATTACTACAGACAAATTAACAGCCCTAACGGTGGTCAACCAATTAGTTACTACTTGCCTCAGATATTACAAAATAACAGTGTTAATATGGCTGTTAAAATTAACCCTAATATTTCTGGTAGGTTTGATGGTGCTGAACTTAATGATGACGGTACACCAAAGAGACGCGTCAGAGTTATAAACAATCAGTTAATTAATAACGTTTACACGGGTAGTGATCCTGATGCAACATATTTACAGATTGTTGGTTTAACTTCAGCTGATGTAACTCAAGTAGCTAATGGTACAGCAATTAAAGATTCTTCTCTTGGTACATATGGTACATCATATAACATGGGAGAAGCTGCTGCATTACCAGCTGCTAAGTATAGTACTACTAAAGCAAGTAATAATAAGATAGGTAGTATACCTGATAAATTAGATCGTGTTTTTGATAGAATTGCAAATATTGACTTGTTTGATTTAGATATTATTCCTGAAGCAGGCTTAGGTACAATTCACACAACAGTCAAATACACAACTGTTTCAGCAAATAGACCAGATAACAATGACTATTTTGATGACAGAGATAGTGTATTTGGTATCAACGAATTATCAGCAACTGGTATTGAGTTAACATCAAATGCATCTAATTTAAGAAGTGCATGGAATACAATTCAAACCAAGTTTATTAACTTTGCAGAAAATGTAAGAAAAGATTTTATTTACATTTCCGATCCATTGAGACAGATATTAGTAACGGGAGATAATACTAAAGGTATTAACGTACCTGGTCAGACATTCCCGCTTAATATCTTAACACCGTTGAAGCAACTTTATTCGTTGATTAATACGAATTATGCTGCTGCATATGCAACATACGCTCAAGTGTATGATGGAGGTGTTGGTGGTCAAATTTGGATTCCATTCTCTGGTGTTGCCTCAGCAAATTATGCAAGAACAGATGCTAATTTTGCTCCTTGGTATGCACCAGCTGGCTTCACAAGAGGGTTGATTAGAGTAAATGACATTGCTCTTTATCCTAATCAAAAGCAGCGTGATCAGTTATACGATCAGGTTAATATTAACCCAGTTGCATTCTTCCCTAGTGAAGGTTTCGTAATTTTTGGTCAGAAGACATTACAGACCCAACCAAGTGCGTTCGACCGAGTAAATGTTCGTCGTTTGTTCCTTTACTTAGAAAAACGTACAAGGGAAACAGTCAAGTATTTTGTCTTCGAGCCAAATACCCTGTTTACCAGAACTAACGTCATAAACGTTCTAACCCCAATCTTCGAAGATGCAAAGAACAATGAAGGCCTATATGATTATCTCATTGTTTGCGACGAACGTAATAATACGCCAGACGTCATCGATGCGAACGAATTGGTAGTAGACATTTACTTGAAACCAGTTAGAGCTGCTGAGTTTATTTTGGTGAACTTCTACGCTACAAGGACTGGCCAGGACTTCAGCGAAATAGTAGGATAAGAAGTCGCACAAGCTATACAGTCTAAGCCAGGTCGAAAGGCCTGGCTTTTTTTATCAAAAGATAACAAGTTAGCATAAATAATGATATGCCAGACGTACGTCAAACAATTTCTGATTTTTACAGAGTAGCAGTAGAACGTGATTTCGCAAGAGATTTTCAATTCAGGGTCTTAAGTCTAGACTCTGGCGGTGCTAGCACCGTTACTTTTGATGAAGACGATCTTGTATACTGTACCGCTGCTAATTTACCGGGTAGAACAATAACAAATGTACCAGTACCGTACATGGGTTTGAATTTTAATGTACCAGGAAATGCAACTTACCCAGGTAGTGATGGTTATAGTCTTACTTTTTATTGCGATCAAAACTCACAAATTAGGCAGAAGTTCGAAGATATGTCTCGAGACATCTTTGATGACGCAACTAGTACAGGTAATTACTTTGCACCTAGACAATCTGCTGTTATTGACCTGGTTCAATTAGATACTCAGTTAGATGCAATTGCTCAGTACCAGTTAGTTGGTGCTTCTGTAAGAAATGTTGGAGAATTAACGTACAACATTTCATCAGGTAGTGGTCAGTTTGTTACATTTAATGCAACTATGGCTTACCATTACTTCAGACGACGTTAATATGATTTATGACACAGGTTATATTCGAGGTCGATAAGGGACCGACCTTCACAGAATATGTAATGTATATAAAAAAGAACGTCAAACGTTCTAGAGCTGGTTGTTTATCAGTATACACCGACAAAAAGCAAGACGATTACCTTTTTGTCGGTTCTTCTTTTGTAGAAAACCGATTTAGAGGTCAAGGTTACGGTAAATGTTTATATGAACATGTAATTAAAAATGAAGGTTCTTTAAAAACATGTTTTCATAGTGCAAGTGATGAAGCTCAAAAAGTTTGGATGTCGTTATCTAAAAAATATAAATGTAAAAAAGACTTCTTTAAAGGTACCCTTACATTATATAACAAACCTAAATAATATTAGTGAATAATCCATTTACAGATGTAATAAGAGGTATAGGTCAAAACGCAAGTGGGTTACTCACTGGTCAAAATCCTCTATCTCAACCATCAGTTACATCGGTTTTTGGTTTTACTATACCGGGTACACCTTTAATAAGTACAAGAGACTTCTTTTTAGCTCAAATGGAGTCCTGGTTTACGACTATTCCATTAAGAACACAATGGATGTTATTAATTCAAGGTTATCCTCAGTTATTACAAACTCAAGTAATACAATCTCTAGAAGATAGACAAGGTAATATTAATAATTTTGATATATCGCAAGCAGTAAGTATACTAAAATCATACCCGCTTAATAAAGTTATTGGTTGTGTGTTTGCTCAAGGTGTTAACATACCAAGTGCTCAAAATTTAGCAGTATCTAAAAATAAAATATTTGGAGACAAACAAAGAGGTTTTATACCCGGTCAAGTTAGTGAAGGTAAAAATACTTTTGATAATTTGACTATACAATTTAGAGAAACAAATACATCATTTGCTGATTTTGTAGTTAGACCTTGGTCAATGTTATCAAGTCATTTTGGTTTTGTTGCAAGACCACCCGGGGATTTTAGAGATATGTCTACTACTATTTCTATTTTACAATTTACTAGATCATATCAAAAGTTATCTCAAATACCACGTAAGATTTGGACGTTCTATAATTGTTTTCCTATATCAGTAAGTAACCAAAATTTAACTTATGATACTGAAGGTATGGAAATGAATACTACGCAATGGAGTTATTCAAACTATGCTATTCAAAACAACTTATATTTACCTTTACCTGATATTATTAATAAAATATCATCTGGTGGTCTGAATAAACTTATACCTCGCATATCTCCGTTCCAGCGTGGAGGATTCTAATATTATTATAAAATAATATGTGAGTTTAGACTTTTACTATCCTGTAGAAATAACAAAAGGTAGAAAAGTATACTGTAAAGAAATAACAAACCATCATTTAATTACTATTCAAAAATTTATAGAGACATCTGATAATGAATTACTCTGTGAATATCTAGATAATCTAGTTTATGAATTAGTAAAAGAAGTGAACAACATAAATTATCTAGATAAATTTTTAATTCTTCTCAATATACGTAAAAATTGTTTAGGAGGTACTTTAGATTTAGTTTCAAAAGATAAAACAAAAAACTCTATCAGTATATCTTTTATAGAAAAAATAATATTAGATAACTATGAAGATAAGACATTTACTACAGAATATAACGGAATAAAAGTAACGTGTGGTTTCCCGGTTAAAATCTCTTTCTTTAACTCATTTTACGACTGCGTCAACAAAATTCAAATAGATAACGAAAAAATATTTTTAGGAAATTTACCATATAATGAATCTGAACAGTATCTAGAAAACTTACCTTATCAATTATTAAAAAAATTAAAAGATAATATCTACAAACTTAGACAAAAAGTAGTTAACTTATTTGAGATTCGTAATGAAAAAGATTCAACTAAATTTTCTTTCAATTATAAACAAGAAGAATTGTTTTCAATATTAAAACTTAGTTTATCAGATAGTTTAAAAAACTTATTATACTATGAATATATTTGTAGTAGTAAATTACACATACCACCTTCAGATTATCTCAAAATGACCCCAGGTGAAACTAAAATAGTAATTAAACACCTTACAGATGAAATTAAAAAACAAAATGAGCGGCAAACCCAATCTTCTACACCACCACCTGGATTAGGACAACCTATGCAATAAATGTTTTATATGGCACTATCACAAGACGAAATTCAAAGAATTAATGACCTTTTTAAACAGCTTGATCAAAAGGATACTGAAATCAGCAGTTTAAGAAATGAATTGAACACCTCATTACAAACCGTTAATGTATTAAATGCTTCTATTGAAGCTAATAAAAACCTACTTACCGAAGTTAATAGTAAAGTAGATCAAATTTTAGGAGCTCTTGATAAGAAAACTACTGCTAAGAAGTGATAAATACTTAAATGCACAAAGATTTAGTCACGGTTACTTTACATAATGATAATACCTTAAAAACTGTTGACGTAAATACCGGTGCAATTAAAGTTATTCGTCAGGTAGGCGGAAAAATTATACAAGGACCTGTAGTAACTGGGGATAAAGTTACCATAACAATTCAAGAACCTTCATCTAGATTCGGTAAAGTTTACAGTTTACCGAATCTTATTTTAATTAGAACCTTTCCAATATCTTGATCTAATTCGGCATTTTTTTATAATAGTTTTATGTTAGTGCCAATAGATTTACAAAGTGATACTTCACTGTCTTTAAGTTACGCAGATTATACTGAGTTTTTAAAAGATGATGCTTTCCTGTTTTATGGTTTTCAGATAAAAAATAAGTATGACGAGCAACGCCTCCTTATTGACGAAAGCTTAACCCCAGTACGGATTAAACACACTGATACTAATAGACATTTTTATGGTATCTTTCTAGAAGGTAACTATAATTATAAACATCTAATAAAGCTTTTATCATGTACCTTACATTTTAAGGAATATAGAACTTTGTTATCTGAGTTCAATGCTGATACCCAAAACTCATATGAGTTATATGATATGGGTATATATCCTTTTGATAATGTAAGTAGTATGAGTGATCAGTACATTAACACAGACTTATTTTTTACAAATAAAAATGTACCTTTTTACCAGAGAATTTCCGGGTTGACAGCCTATATATTTAGCAATAGAATTTGATATGAATGTAATTAAACGAAATGGGCGGAAAGCTGCTTTTGACGAGAGTAAGATTAAGGCTTGCGTTGTCCGAGCATGCGAAAATCTAGATAATGTAGATGTAGATAGTATTATCTATAATGCGCGAATTAAACTATTTGACGGAGTTAAAACTTCAGATATTGATAAGTCTCTTATTAAGTCTGCAAGAGCTTTGATTGAACAAGAACCTCTTTATAAGAAAGTAGCAGCAAGACTTTTGCATAAGACTATTATCAAAGAAGTGTTCAAGGAAAGTGCAGACAAAGATGCTTATGAACTACAATACCGTAAGTGTTTTATCACTAACTTAAAAACTCTTGTTACTCAGGGTATCGTATCAAAAGAACTTAATAAGTTTGATCTCAAAGATCTGTCTAATTATTTAAAGCTTGAACGCGATGATAATTTTGAGTATCTTGGTATTCAAACAATTTATGATCGTTATCTTCTTCATATCGATCAAAAGAGGTTAGAAACACCTCAAGCATTTTGGATGAGAGTTGCAATGGGACTTGCAATCAAAGAAGAAAATAAGAACGAGTGGGCTAAAAAGTTCTATGACGTCTTGTCGACGTTTACATTCATGTCATCTACGCCTACCTTGTTTAATTCTGGTTGTGTTCATAATCAGCTCTCTTCCTGCTTTCTTTCGACTTTCGAAGATAGTATTGACGGTATCTTCGATGGCTTGCACCAAGAAGCACTCAAGAGTAAGTATGCTGGTGGATTGGGTATGGACTTAACTCCATTCCGACCTGCTGGTAATCTTATTCGAGGCACTAACGGTTTGTCTCAAGGTGCAGTCTATTTTTGGAAGATTTATAATGACATGCTAGTTGCTGTTAATCAAGGTGGTAAACGTAAGGGTGCTGGTTGTGGTTATCTTGAAACATGGCATGGTGAGATCAATGAATTTCTTGAACTGAAGAAAAACACAGGTGACGAACGCAAACGTACTCATGATATGAATACGGCCAATTGGATTCCTGACTTGTTTATTAAGCAAGTTAAAAAGAATGGTGATTGGTATTTGTTTAGTCCATATGAGTGTCCGAAACTTCACGAAAGCTGGGGTGAAGAGTTCGAAAATGAGTATGCAGAATGTGTCAAAAAAGGTAAAGCTGGTGAACTTAAGACGTTCAAGAAAGTAGATGCGAAGGAACTTTGGAAAAAGATGCTCCGAATGATCTTTGAAACGGGTCACCCGTGGATTACATTCAAAGATCCTTCGAATCTACGTTATAGTAATCAACATGAAGGTGTTGTTCATAGTTCAAATCTTTGTACTGAAATTCTTCTACATACAAAAGCTAGTACCTATAAGGAAGATGGTAGTCGTCAGGTAAAAGAGTTTGGTGAAACCGCTGTTTGTAATCTTGGTAGTGTTAATCTTAAACAACATTTGACTGATAATGATGTAGATTACGATAAGTTACAAAATACAGTAGAGATTGCTATTAGAATGTTGGATAATGTTATTGACATTAACTTCTACCCAACAGAAGAAGCAAGAAATTCTAATACAAAACACAGACCAATAGGTCTCGGTTCAATGGGCTGGCATGATATGTTTTATCATTTAGATATGAATATGGATTCTGATGATGCAATCAACTTATCAGGTAAGATCTACGAATTTATATCATTTCATGCTATTAGTACTAGTACTAAACTTGCAAAAGAACGTGGTGTTTATTCAACATACAAAGGCTCATTATGGGACCAGGGGATATTCCCGATTGACACATACAAAAAGCTGTGTGAATACCGTGGGAAAGACATGGATGCTACCGAGAGTCTTGATTGGTCGAGTGTTAGAAACCATGTAAAACGGTATGGTATGCGTAATTCTAATACAATGGCAATCGCTCCTACCGCTACTATTAGTAGTATTGTTGGTTGTGCTCAGAGTATTGAACCATATTATAATAACATATTTGTTTACAGTACGTTATCAGGTGATTTTACTATGATTAACGATGCATTTATTAGAGATATGAAAGCTATTGGTTCATGGAATATAGAAGCGTTAGAAAATCTTAAAGCATGTAACGGAGATTTGACGCTCTATGAGTTTCCCAAGGGAGTAAGTAGAGAAGATAAGAACAGGCTAAAAGATAAGTATAAAACGGCTTTCCAACAAGATCAGTTTAAATTGATATCTGCTGCAGCTGCAAGACAAGTGTGGATAGATCAAGGTCAAAGCCTGAATCTTTATAACGATCAAACTTCACTTAAAATATTAAACGATATGTATATGCATGCTTGGGAAGTTGGATTGAAAACAACATACTACTTACGTAATAAAGGTGCAAGTCAGATTGAAAAAAGTACAGTAAAAACAGTAAAGAAAGAAGAAGTTACAGCAGCTCAAGAAAGTACGGTGGTTGCATGTAGTATTGATAATCCAGATTGCGAATCATGCCAATAAGAATAACGCAAAATGAGCTCAATCTTCTTGATGAAGATGAATCAGATCTAGTCTTTTATGTTATAACCGAGCATATGGGACTAGATCCCGTATTTATCAAATCTATCAAAAAGAAAAAAATTTATGAAACTTTTTTAATGATAGAAAATCAGCTATCAGAAACCGGAATACAAGTTTTTGAAAAACTTAAGAAAAAAATATTCTTGTGATATTAAGCGATTTTAATATAATTATTTTATATGGCAAAGACGGGACAAATTCTTTCTAGTGATTCAGCAGGGGTAAATCAAATTCTACCACATGTTAATAAATGGGCATGGGATCTTTACAAGACAGGTAAACGTAATAATTGGGACCCTGAAGAGATTCCAATGACAAGAGATATTCAAAATTGGAACAGTGAGCTTTTAACTGAGGAAGAAAAACACGTTGCAAAACGTACTCTTGGGTTCTTTGCTGGTAGTGAAAGTTTAGTTGGTAATAATCTTGTTACACTTTATAAATACATTACCGACCCAGAATGTAGACAGTATATGTCTCGTCAAATTTGGGAAGAATGTCTTCATAACGATACAATTGTTCATATTTGTGATTCTTTGTCTCTTGATATAGCTGATGTGTATGAAGCTTACAGTAATATACCATCCATTAAAGCCAAGGACGAGTTTTTAATGAACGTTACAAGAGGTATTTCAAAGGATATTGATGTTGATACTTTTGAAGGTAAGCAAGAACTTTTAAAAGCAGCTTTTTTATATTGGATTGTATGTGAAGGTACATTTTTCTTTTCTGGATTTGCAATGTTGTTATCAATGAAGGATAAATTACCTGGTATTGGAGAACAGATTGAATATACTCTTCGTGATGAAAGTAATCATATTAAATTTGGATCAACTTTGATCAATAAGATCAAAGAACAACATCCAGAAATTTGGACCGAAGATTTTACTAATGAACTTACCAATATTCTTAAACAAGCAGTTGACTTAGAAATTGCATATGCTAAAGATGTGTTACCTACAGGTATTTTGGGACTCAACGCAGATATGTTTGTCGAATACATGCAGTATATTGGTAACAGAAGATTAGAAGGAGTTGGTATTGAGTTTAGATTTGATTCTGACAAAAATCCTTTTGATTTTCTTTCTGAGGTGCAAGATTTGCTTAAAGCAAAAAACTTTTTTGAAACTAGAGTTATTGAATATCAATCCAGTGGAGCTTTAGTTGATGATTTTTAATTTTAGTATATAATTAATTAATGAAATTTGCTACATACTCAGCTAATAGAGAATGGTATTTACATAAATGTAAATATTTACAATATAATGATAAGTGGGCGTATGATTACGCTTATAATGATATATTACCTTACTGGGATGAAAATAATTACTGGGGTAAATTTCCTATTAAATTAGGATTTAAAATTACACCTACTATACCTTTACCTGGTACTGATATAGTAGGGGGTATTGCTTATATATTTGAAAATGAAGCTTTACATATTAAAAGGTTATTTACTTGTAATAAATTTAGAAATAAAGGAGTAGCTAAACGTTTACTTGAAGAAGCATGGTACGTTGGTTATCACAAAAATTGTAAATGTATTAGAATGTGGTGTGATAAGGACGCAATTCCTTTTTATGAAAAGTTAGGGTATACATTTTTAGGATTTAATAAAAAAGATTATGGGTATGTTTATTTGCCTATATTAACAGAAAATATGTCAGAAACATTAAATAAAACTAAAGATTTGAATCCGTATAAAGTATTAAAAGATAATAATATTGAATTACCAGAAGAAGCTAATTTGTTTATATTAAATAAATTTTGAAGGAGTATAACAATAACTAAACAGGGGTGGGTTGGTGGGAATTTAATTGATTTAATTTGTTTAGTTTATTAAATAATTTTATGAGTAAATTATTAAGTGTTTTAGGAAGTCCGAGAGCGGGACGGTACAGCTCTGATCTTTTAGATACCTTTTTTAACGATCCATTTTTTTCGTTAGGAAAATCCTCCTTCACGGACGATAAGGTAAGATTTAATCAACAAAATACCCAATTTACATGTGAAATTGATCTACCTGGTGTAACTAAAGATAACCTCAAAATGACAGTAGAAGGTGATCAAGTATATATCAACGCTTCTAGAAATATTACAACTAGCGGTGGTACAAAAGAAGAAAGTTATAACAGGTCGTTCGGTTTCGATACTAGAGTTTACGACGTAAATCAGTTAGATGCAACGTTAGAACATGGCATACTTCGTATTGTAGTACCTTCAATTAAGAAGGCTAAGAAAGAAGTAAAAGAAATCGTAGTTAAGTAATTAGTTTATTAGTAAGCGGTCACTTAAGTGACCGCTTTTTTTATGGATATATATGGATAAAAACTAAATTACTGTATGGATTGTGTTATATCAGCCATGTATGAAGTTGATCCTTATGTAAGGGAAGATCAAGGTTTGGAACCTTCTCTAACACGAGGTATGACTTGTGATCATTATGTAGGCGGTATATACAGTTTAGCTGCATTTAACAAACCTATAATTCTTTTTTGTAACGATAGACCTGTTTGGTTTAAAGGAAGGGAAATGACAGCTGTAGAATTATTAGACGATATAATTCCTGATAAAGAGTTCTTAAAAAGAATTATTCCAGTACCTATTAAGTTACAAGATTTTTATACTAGGTATGATAAACATTGGTTGCAAAGCAAAAGAATAGTTGACGAAAACCCTAAACAACTATATTGTTGGAACCCACCAATGGCATGCGTGAGACCTGAATTTTTTAATTACGTTTTTAAAAACTTTGATTATAAAAATGCTATTTGGTTTGATGCTGCTTTATCAAATGAATCATATGTAAATGAACAATTCGGTGGTACATGGCATGACTGGGAATTAATTAAATGGGATAATTATTACCCTAAAAACGAAAATGCAATTTTTTGTCCTAAATTTTATAATAACATTTTAAAAATTGTTGAAGAGTATGGTAATGTAATTTGTGGTAATAGTTTTCTTAATTTAGAGCCAAGAAAGTTTATTAGAGAGAGGTTACATAATAGAAAAAAAGCTGATGGTTGCTTTACCTATTTTTCTTCAACCGGAGCTTTCATGGGATTTAATAAAGATTATTTTTATGATAAATTCATTGAAGAATATAATATAGCCTTAGATGATTTTATTGATAATTATAATAATATTTTTACAGAAATTGAAGTACTATCATACATTAATATGTTTTTAGATTTTGCTAAAATAAATTGGGGTACATTTTCATCTAATATGGAAATATTTGAAGGTAGTATGCAAGAAGCATTTAAAAAAATATTAGATGGTAATATAGATATAAGATTTAACAATTATTTCGGTCAAGAAGAAATTATAAACCCACCAGGAGATGATGCATAAATACGCAATAGTTATACCCACTTTTGAAAATAATATCGGTTATAAGTTAGCTGGTATTAACACCTTTCTTAAACATGTACCCGATAACGTTGATATTTTTTATGTTTATGGTGGTAACAGAAACTTCTTGATTCAAAATCACGGTAATGGTAAACCTCAATGGTATGACGTATATATTGATATACCTGATAGAATATCTACGGTGCATAAAAAGCTTTATAAATTTTTTAGTAAGTATAAAAAAGTACTATCTGACTATTCTCATATAATTAAAATTGATGACGATACATTTATTAACAATATAGATGAAATAGACTTTGATAAACTTAAAGGAGATTATATAGGTAAAAAGGTAGATATTAATGATGAGAATCAGGAACAAATAAGAACTAAATTTCATCATTTAAAAAATTACAAAGTAAGAGAAGTCTATAAAGGGGAACTACCTGAGCAATTTTGTTCTGGTGAATGTGTTATATTTTCATATGAAGCTGTTAAAGAATTAATTTCATATCAAGGTTATTTTAAAAGAACTAATTTTGGTTTAGAAGATGTTTTTACAGGAAGTATATTGACTAATAAACAATTTAAAATAACTAATAATAAATTGATTTCATACGAACACCCAGTTAAGGAATCAGACTTTTATAAATTTTATATTACACATTATAAATAGTTGAAGATATATAAATAGATATAAATAAATTTGACCATGCAAGTTAGTTTGTGGGCTATATAGTATGTGGTGGTACTTATAGCTAAGTAGGTGGGGCTTGCATGGTTTTTTTTGTCT